TCTAGCAGAAGCTACTGACACTCAAGAGCCTGTCATTAGATGTAATCAATGTGGATCTTGGCAATTTACAGATCAGAAATGTCATACTTGTGAATTGATTGGGGCTAAGTAATGGATGCTGGATATTGTGAAACTTGGTTGGAAACAGATGACCTACGAATAATGACTTGCCGTCTGACCTGCGGTTATGTTAATTGATTTGGAGTGATGTGATACCCTTAAACGCAAATTCGCTTTCAGAGCGAAAGGGCGATCTGCGAAGCAGAAAGATCGCAAGGTTTGGTTTGGTGATACCTCTGTTCATAGCCTTAAACATAGGCTTATTAAAAGATTATTCTGTTGCTTCATTAGATAGAACTAATCATTACAGACAATGGGCTTTCATACAGCTTAATAATCTGGATCAATTCTATTGTTTAGATGAATTAAATTTTAAGGAATCAAGATGGAATCCAAAGGCTAAGAATGGTAGTCATTATGGTATTCCTCAAGGTAGGTCTAAATGGCTTGCAACAGTTGATGGATACAAACAGATTGATTGGCAATTGAAATACATAAAGAAGCGATACGATAATCCTTGCAATGCATTACAACATCATAAGATTAAGGGATGGTATTGAGTAAGTCAGCTCTAAGATCAACAGGATCTACAAGGCAATGGAGAAAGATCAGGGAACGCATCCTGCGATCTGGTCAGTTCCTGTGCGTCTATTGTGGGCAAGAAGCCGATACTGTGGATCATGTAATACCAAGAAGGTTAGGCGGTAATGACAGCGATGACAACCTTGTTGCTAGTTGCAAAAAATGTAATTTATCTAAGGGTGGGCGGTTTTTTGTGAGCAAGAGAACACCACCGACCCCCCGTTCCTTTTCTAACCCACAAAACACCTCGATCGCTCACGATCAGACTGAATCGCTTTGATCAATTTACAAACGGGAGAGATCCTAAGTGATCCGACCTATTCAGGATTAGGAGGTGTGCAAACTCCACGAATTCATTCAAAACTGACTGATTTACCTTCAAAAGGTCAAGACATGATCGATCTTGCCACAGAACTAGGCATCAACCTTATGGAATGGCAACGTTTCGTGTGTATTCATGGACATAAAGTTCGTGAGGATGGTCGCTGGGCTCATTCTGAACTTGGATTAATTATGGCAAGACAGCAAGGCAAGTCCACTCTGATGATGCTCCGGATCTTGACCGGCATGTTTGTGTGGGGTGAAGGATTACAACTTGCCTCAGCTCACAGACTTACAACCTCACTTGAAACATTTAGACAGATTGTTGGCTTAATTGAAACGCATCCAAAATTGGAAAAAGAGGTAAAGAAAATTCGATGGCAACATGGTGCTGAGGAAATCGAATTGTTTGGCAATAGGCGGTTTGTTGTAAAGGCTGCAAATAATGCAGCTAGAGGTTTATCAAAGCCTGAAACTATTCACCTTGACGAGTTGCGTGAATATAAAGATGAGGATGCTTGGTCGTCAATGCGTTATTCGATGATGGCTGCTAAAAATCCGCAGGTATGGGTTTATTCATCAGCCGGAGATCAGCATTCCGTAATCCTAAACAAATTGCGTGAGAGGGCGTTGGCATCAGCTACAACCAACGATCCGATAGGTTGGTTTGAGTGGAGTGCAGAACCCGATGCTCCGATCTTGCTTCCGTCAGGCGAGATTAATTGGAGTGCATTCGCTCAAGCCAATCCATCATTAGGCATAACTATTCATCCAGACAATCTTAAAGCCGTAATCAATGATCCTCCAGATATTGTGCGAACCGAAGTTTTGGCTCAATGGGTAGATACAATCAATTCAGCGATTGATGCACAAAAATGGGGATTGTGTCAGACCAACCCAATACCTTTAGATCCTGAAAAAGAAACTTGGTTTGGATTGGATTTAAGTCCGGATCGAAAGTTTGGCGCATTAGTCGCAACTCAAAAGTTATCAGGAGAAAGATTTAATTTAGTTTTACTCCACACTTGGTCAAATGATTATTCAATCAATGATTTAGCGGTTGCAAATGACATTGCACCATATGTAAGAAAATATAATGTTCAGACTGTCGCTTATTCCAAGAGGACTGCACAAGCTGTCGCAAGTCGGCTAGTTCCCGCTGGAATTCCCATTACTGATATGGATGGGGCGATATATGCTGAAAGTTGTGATCGGTGGTTGGGCGCAATCAATTCCCATCGATTACAGCATGGAGGTCAAGACGAACTGACCCAACAAACACTTTCCGCTGCGAAACTGCCCTATGGGGATGGGTCATGGATCATCGGAAGGCGTGCAAGTCGAGTGGCAGTTTGTGCAGCTGTCGCTTCGGCTTTAGCAACATATTTTGCGACACAACAAGAAACGGAAATTGATATTCAAGTCGGATAAATTGCATTTATGGTATATTATGTGCTAATGGGATTATTCGACCGATTTATCACAAATACCGCAATCACACCAACAGTAGATGTTGCAGCAGCCAACACTCCTTACAATTTACAATCAGCCGTTGGCGGATTATTTTATGGCGCACAAACAGCAACTAGAGAACAGGCAATGTCTGTTCCATCTGTTGCAAGAGCAAGAAATATTATTTGTTCAACAATTGGATCGCTACCTTTAGAAACTTATAATCATTTTACAAAAGAACATTTAGATCCAAACAGAGTAATTATGCAACCAGATCCAAGAGTTGCAGGATCAGCAATTTATGCATGGATCGCTGAGGATTTATTATTTCATGGCGTTGCTTATGGACAAGTATTAGATTCTTATGCTGCATCAGATAATAGTCGAGTGCGTGCATGGACAAGAGTTGCACCGGATCGAGTTTCATATAACTTAAATGCAAATCAAACTGAGATTACTTCTTACATGGTTGATGGAATGCATGTTCCAGCATCAGGCATTGGATCTTTAGTCGTATTTAGCGGATTAGATGAAGGTGTACTTAATCGTGCCGGTCGCACAATTAGAGCTGCACAAGAATTGGAAAAGGCTGCTGAACTATATGCAAAAGAGCCAGTTCCAACAATGGTGTTAAAATCAAATGGCACAAACCTTACTCCAGAGCGAATTACAAAACTTCTTGAATCATGGAAGGTTGCTAGAAACACCAGAGCAACTGCATTCTTAAATGCTGATGTTGAATTAAACGCTTTAGGCTTTGATCCACAAAAATTACAATTAAATGAAGCCCGTCAATACCTTGCAACCGAAATTGCAAGAGCAGTTGGCATTCCAGCATCATTCCTATCTGCTGAAACAACTAGCATGACATACAGCACCACAGTTATGGAAAGAAAAGCACTTATTGATTTCAGTTTAAGAAATATCATTACTCCAATTGAGCAAAGACTATCTGCTGCTGATTTTGTGCCAAACGGCGTTGAAGTTCGATTTGACATTGATGATTTCTTGAGAGGTTCAGCATTAGAGCGTGCTCAAGTTTATGAAATCCTAAACCGCATCGGCGCAATGAGCGTTGAGCAAATCCAAGAGGAGGAGGACTTAATCCGATGAAGATTAATTTCCCAATTACCATAACCGCTGCCGATACAAACAAGCGAACAATCTCAGGAACTATCGTTTCTTGGAATGAGGCTGGAAATACATCAGCGGGCAAAACAGTATTTGCAAAAGACAGCATTGATTTCTCAAAGCCTGTTAAATTGTTATTAGAGCATGACAAAACTCGCCCATTGGGTAAGTTAATTGACATTACTGCAAACGATCAAGGTTTAGAAGGCACATTCAAGTTAGCAAAGACTTTTGCAGCTGATGATGCACTTGAGGAAGCAGCCACAGGCTTGCGTGATGGATTCTCCGTTGGTGTCATGGTTGATGCATGGGATAACAAAGACGGAGCAATGGTTATCTCAAAGAGTTCATTACATGAAGTCAGTTTGGTGTCTGATCCAGCAATTGCTTCAGCGAAAGTTGAAAAGGTAGTTGCAACAAATACACCAGAGAATTCCGAAGCAACCGCTGAGGATCAAACAACACAGGAGGACAAAGTGTCAGATATTACATCTGAGGCTCCTATCGCAACCGAAGCGGTAGAAGCTGCAAAGTCTGAGCCTGTGGCAGTAGTAGCAGCACAATCTGTTGCATACACAAAGCCACGCTCACCAATCAATTCAAAGGCAACATACTTGGAGCATTCAGTTCGTGCCGCTCTAGGTTCAGAGGAAAGCCGTCAGTATGTAATGGCTGCTGATACAACTGGAACAGTTGCTGGCTTAATTCCAACACCACAATCAACAGAGATCATCAATGGTTTATCAAATGCTGATCGTGGATTAATCGATGCTCTATCTCGTGGCACTCTACCTGCTGCTGGTATGACATTCGAAATTCCAAAGATTACAGCTGTGCCAACAACTGCACTAGAGGCAGAGGCAGCAGCAATTGACACAACCGACATGACTTCATCATTCGTTTCTGTTGATGTTAAGAAGTTCGCTGGCGGTCAGACATTTTCTGTTGAACTCCTTGATAGAAGTTCTCCAGCATTCTTTGATGAGTTAGTTCGTCAAATGGAATTTGCTTATGCAAAGACCACAGATTCATATGTTGCAACAATTCTTGGCAACTCATGCTCATTAGCAGCAGTAGCTGAGGACAACACAGCAGCAGATTTGCTTGCTTATGTTTCAGCAGCAGCAGCTAGTGTTTATTCAAATTCACTTGGTTTTGCTCGCAACTTAATTGTGAACAGCACCCAATGGGGCAACATCATGGGCTACAACGATTCCGGACGCCCAATCTACAACGCATCACAACCACAAAACGCAGGTGGAAATGTAGTTCCTACATCACTTCGTGGAAATGTTGCTGGCTTAGATCTTTATGTATCTCGCTCACTAGATGGATACACAACTGGAGATCAATCAATGATCGTAGTTAACCCAGATGCATTCACATGGTACGAGAGCCCACGCCTAACACTTCGTTCAGACATCACAGCAACCGGTCAAGTATCTGTTGCTTACTATGGCTACGGCGCACTAGCAGTAAAACTTGCTGGTGGAGCAGTTTGGTTCAACAAGAACTAATTTAGCCCAACTTAATGCCTACTGGTGCTCCCGCTGGTAGGCAGCTAAAAATGGGAGTCAAAGAGAGGAATTTATGCCTTCAATTATTACCGCAACACAATTGCGCTCAGTATTGGGTGTAAGTTCCTCTCTCTATGATGATACTTACTTAAATCAAATCATTGACACAGCAGAAACTGTTATTCTGCCAATGCTAGTTTCATTCAAAGCACCAATTCAAGCAACCTCATTGTCAGACAATGTTGCTACATTTACTACATTAGGAATTCATGAATTTACCGAAGGACAATCAGTTGTCATCACAGGATGCGGAAGCCCATACAATGGCACACGAACTGTCTTGGCAGACAATCTTGGACAATATACCTTTTCAGCATCGATCACTAACGCCGATATACTCGAAGCTAATGTCATCCCATCCGGAGTTGCTACCCTTTCTAGCGCATCAACTTATGTTGGAAACGCAGCTGTTCAGTCAGCCGTCTATACAGTTTCAGTCGAAGTCTTTCAAGCAAGACTTGCCGGCGGAGGACAAATCGAAGGCGTAGATTTTTCACCAACACCATTTAGAATGGGTCGATCTCTTTTCAATAAGTGTGTCGGATTACTAGGCTCATATATGGATACCGACAGTTTGGCTCAATAATGCCAAGCACAATTCTTTCAGATATTCGCACGCCTTTAGCAACTGCTCTTGCTGGTGTTGCTGGAAACATTTATTCATTTGTTCCAGAAACAGTTATTCCACCAGCCGTAGTCGTGGTTCCTGATTCACCTTATTTAGAATTAGAAACAATTAACAAATCTACAATTCACACTAAAATCAATTTTACAATTTCAGTTGCAGTTGCATATAACAGCAACCCAGCATCGCTTGATAATATCGAGCAACTAATAATGAGTGTTCTGGCAGTTATCCCAGCGGGATATATCGTCAGCTCTGTCGAAAGACCGACAGTTCAGCAAGTTGGTGCAAGTACGCTGCTTATCGCAGATGTTCGAGTATCTACCTACTACACACAAACAGCATAAGGCGAAATCATGG